GGCAATAGTTTAACTTCGTCGTATTCTAATATACTATGACAGCTAAGATACAGTATTTTCATATGTACCCTCCTGCCTAGAGAGGTCAGCAGAAACCATACGTTTGACCATTTCTTCAAAAGAGACCTCACGTTTCCATCCGAGGTCGGTCTTTGCTCGCGCGGGATCACCCGCTAAGTAAAATACATCAGCTGGGCGCATATATCTTGGGTCTTGTCCAACATAAGAGCTCCATGAGGATATTCCTACTTCTGCAAAGGCAACATCCAAAAATTCACCTAAAGACCTAGTTTTTCCTGTCGCAATAACATAGTCTTTTGGTTTATCTTGTTGTAGCATTAGCCACATAGCTTGCACATAATCAGGGGCATAACCCCAGTCACGTTCGGTATTTAGATTTCCTAACATCACTTTATCTTGTAATCCTAGTTTAATTCGGGATACTGCGTCAGTAATTTTTCGGGTAACAAATTCCAGGCCACGTCTCTCAGATTCGTGGTTAAATAAAATACCACTTACATTAAACATACCATAAGATTCTTTATAATTTGTGGTAATCCAATGGCCATATAACTTTGCGACACCATACGGACTTCTTGGATGAAAATATGTATTTTCATTTGCAAATCGTTCCATTTTACCAAACATTTCTGACGTAGAGGCTTGATAATACTTAACAGGTTTTCCATACTCACGAATTGCTTCAAGCATACGTAAAACACCTAAGCCTGTAACATCTCCAGTTTGTTCCGGAGTATTCCAACTTTCTCCTACAAATGATTGTGATGCGAGATTATATACTTCATCGGGATCTGCCTCTTTCATACATCTTAGGAGTGAATTTTGGTCCGTTAGATCCCCATTTACAAAAGTTATTTTTCCTTCTAAATGGCTCGTATTCGTACGATTTTTTGTGGATGACCTTCTCTCCATCCCAAAGACTTTATAGCCTTTAGATAGGAGTAAATCGGCTAAATGGCTGCCATCCATTCCATTTACCCCAGTAATTAATGCGGTTTTTATTTGCATAATACGTTTCTCCATTGTTTTGCAATATTTTCTTTGCTAGTTCTTTGTTTAATGATTTCTCCACCTTTTTGAGCCTCAGCTTTCCAGTAGATATAATTCTTTTTTACTTCTCTCATACATTTTTTAACGTCATCTATGTGAGGTTCAAATTGAGCACCAATTTCTGAGCCTAGGTCGGCATTACCAGAATACTTGGCAGTATCTGCTTCAGTACAGCCAACCCATAAAATACCAGGCACATCTAATAAATCTAAATGACTAGTATTTTTACTTAAAATTACGGGAGTGCCCTGCATAAGGGCCTGTCGGGGAGTTACACTATAGGATTCGCCTGCTGATATAAAGACATAACAATTTAAACTATCCCACCAATCTACAAATTCTGCATCCGGCATTGTTCTATTCGTAAAATCAATTTGCCCTTGGTATTTTTTGTAGTCCTGGTTAAATGTGTGTAGCATTTGCTCGGTGTTGGCATGACGTCGTGTATGAATTTTTAGCATATCATCTTTTTGTTTTATATCATGAAATGCTTCCATTACCACATCCACTTTTTTACGTTCCCATAGACCACCAGAAAATCCATATGTAAATTTATTGGAACTTCCCGTTGCAGCCTTAGTATAATAGTGTGCGACATGCTCTACTTGATGAAGTTTAATCTTATCACCAAAGTAAGCCTTTAATTCCTTATAGAGCCATGAATTTGTTACAATAACATTATCATAAATCTCAAACATTCCTTCTAAATCTTTATAACCACGACTTTCCCACATTAAATAAAGATATAATTCCGCGTCATATTGTTTTTTATATTTATAAAAGTCTAAGAAATTTTCTTGGTATTCCCGTTCTAAGCTGCCACAGAATCCACTAACATGAATGACCTTTGGCTTCCGATATGTCTTCATATCTTGGATATGTCGATTTTCAAAAAACCGAAATTTATTTATCCACTCAAAATCTTTATGAAATTTATCTAAATTGTCTTGTGAAGTATCTGTAATGTCTTGGAGAAACCCGTGTTGAAAAGGGCGTCTATCGGTAGGAACTTGTAATGAAACATTTTTGTATTTATTAAATACATTGTCATATAAATTAGGTAGGTGTGACCCTATACCATCTTGACGACGACAAAATCCACGCAATATAATTGGTGGATCATCAAATTCTTTTTCTATATTATCTTTCCAATTTACTTTTTGGGCAAGATATCCTTCTACGTCAAATTGTTGCATAAAATTAAATGGTTTTTACAAAGGGAGCCCGAAGGCTCCCCTGTAGCGGTTCTAGTTTACGTAAATAGTGCAGTATCTTCAGTAACTTTACTAAATTTACCCATTACATTTGTAGGGTTACCATTAGTAGTTGTACGTGGTTCAACAAATGCACTTGCTGTTAAGCCTATCATATCTGATGCAACTTTATTTTCATCAACATCTTCATTGCTAATCATGTTACTACCTGCTGACTTCAAAAAGTTATATAAGTATACATAAGCTTTTGGAGTTAGAGTGAAGTTATTCCACAGTTTTCTTCCCTTGAAGTCACCGTCTGTAATAACAAATTCTGCTGATATCATCGTTGTGCCTGTAGAAGCTGTTTTAACTTCAGCTTTTTCTACCTTTACATTGTATCTGTTTTCTGGCAGTGGGGTAAAATCTCCACCACTATTTTGTCCAACATCTTTAAAATTAATTCCCATGTGAATTTTTCCTTGATTTATTAGTTATTTTTTACGTTTTGTATCGAGGTCTTTTACTAGTAATAGAGCCTCGTCATCTTTTAAATCTAAAAAGCTATCTACAAGATAGTCACTTTTTAGTGTTTCCATTACCATACTCTTACCTAATACTTCAGTAGCTTTTGAGAGTTGATCTAAAGTTCCCGCAGTAATTCCTGCAGTCTTTACAGTAGTCCCATTATAACTAACTTCTGTATTACGATGTGTTAACTCATCATACGTTTCTTGCTGTGCAAATTCCACAGGGTCTCGCTCTAAACCTTCGATACCTAAGGCATCTGTAAAGGCTTGATAAGTGAACTCAAATTTATGAGGTAATGAATTGGTTCGATCTTTATGTGCAATCGCCATACGTTTTTCGTCATCTCTTGCTAACTCTAACACTGTATCAAACATATAAGGTAAGCCTTTAGGCCCGTCAGGTTGTGTACCAATAACTTGCATAAATTCTGATTTATCAGTGCTATATAACACTTTTGATCTAGCTGTTACAATAATGTTTAAGTCTAATGCTAGGAGTTTTGAAACAATTCCTTTAACTTCAGCGTTCATTGTTTTGTAATCTAATGGCTGAATTACATAGCCAGGATTACCTGTTTTTACTTTCATTCGAGTAAGTTGTAAATCTTGAATTGTGTCCCATACATTAGAGAATGAGTCAATAATTAAAGTTTTAAATTTACCCGGGGTTTTCATCAGTTCATCGAGTGCTGCATGAATTTTTCCTGGGTGAGAAGTTTCTAACCTATGAAATTCAAAATTCGCACCATAATGCTCTGAACCTTTTTCTGTATCTATAATAACAGGGTTTGGAAAGTGTAAACTTGTCACTGTCTTTCCGGTACCCGTATCACCATAGATATACATTTTTAATCTGCGCCCTTTACCTGGGGCTTTTTCAAATAAGCTCATTAAGTTTTCCTTTGATTATGATTTAGTATATACTGTTGCTATTTTATAGAGCTGATGAGTAGATTCCACGTCACGTAAACAGTATTCAGCAATTTGTTTAATTTTACCGTCTGCGTAAGCTTGAGCTACATCTTTGGCTGCTATTTCGCCTTCTTTTGGTGAGGGGACTCCTGTGAAGCTACATGCTAGATCTAAAGATATAATATTAAATCTATCCCAATCTGCTAATATTTGCTGTATATCAAAATGGGGGTATTTTTGAAATCTTCTTAAGTCTAAAAAGTCCTTACTCGTAGGTCTTATACCATGTTTCATAGATCGTTTTACAATCCACGGAACATCAAAGCCAAGACCATTATAGTGGACATACTGTCCCCTATGTTTACTAGCTATACCCCACCAACGGGTTAATATATCTGGCTCTGGCCCTGTAAGAGTTAGAGTGTCAAATTGTCCGTTGCTTAAAACCTTCTTAATTCCAATACAAACAATTTCACCTAAGTATGGAGTGGTCCCCATAACAAGTCGCTTTGTTTCTTCGTAGTCAGGATTATCTAAGTAATCTGCACCCAGTCTGCGGGTAAGTTGCTTAGTTAGGTAGGTCTCTTGAGCTGTTGAAAGCTCGCTTTGTTGAGGTACTGTCTCAATGTCAAATACTATAATATCCAAATTAGTTGCCTGGTTTAATTAGTTATCTCTCCATACTTTAATATAGACTATTTCAAACTTTTTAGCAACTAATTTTTATATTATTTCTAGCTTTTTACACGGAGCAGTATGTATTTTTTTGTACCCAGTTTGTTGAAATTTAGAGTAGAAGGCCGTCTTCACAATTTCAGGGGTATTTGTTCTTTCACTCAAGTGACCAAATATAATCCATTGGGTATCTGGAAAGTTTTCTTTAATAACTTCATCCACAAACTCCATAGTTTGATCGTTTGATAAGTGTCCAAATGGACTTTTTATCCGATCCTTTAATACCTGATCGTAGTCTGGACAAACATTAAGCATATCAATGTCATGACCAGATTCTAAGAAGTAAGCATCACAACCATGTAACGCGGTTCTCATTAGTTTAGTAAAACTTCCTGTATCTGTTAAATACCCGAAGCGTTTACCTGTAGAAATTTCTTTTACAACGTAGCCCATACCACCATTCTTTGAGTCATGCCTAGTGGAGAATGCGGTTATTCGGAAATCTCCGATTGTAACTGCATTTCCACCTTGAAAATTGATTATGTAGTCTTCACATTTCTTGAAGATTCTTTCCTGCAATGGCTCATAAGACTGTTCGTGTATATAGACAGGTGTTTTTAACTTTCGACAAATTACACCTGCCCCGGCAACATGATCACTGTGTTCATGACTACAAAAAATTGCATCAATTGGGAAGTCCCCATCAGCAAAAATTCGTTTCATACTAACTCCACAGTCAATTAAAATACTGGTGGAGTCATTATACACACGTGTACAGTTGCCTGCGCTACT